GCCGTATTTTTCAATTGCTTCTGCCGAAGACATTGAAGTTTGCTTCCAACGCTTTTCGCCTTCTTTTAAATATTCAGTAAATGTTTTCATTATTCTAGTCCTGCTAATTTTTTCATATATTCGATAGCTTCACCAAATCCACTATCACGACCAATACGCATATCTAAGTCACGTGCTACTTGATCTCTAACATCTGTATCACTTGCTTCTGAAAAATCATCGTTATCGTCTGACAAAGTCATTAAGTCTGACATAGCGGCATCAATAGCACGTTCTGGGCTATCAAATTCACCACGCTCATGTCTTTTAACAATATCGTCTACAATCTCTGCAACTTCAGCATTACCTTCGTCACTAAACATACCGTATTCACGGTTGCTAGCGTACTCACCTGCTGCTGGATTGTAATCTGGCGCACCCATTGCTTCTGTTGTGTCAACTGATTCTTCCATAGTAGCTTCATTATGTGCTTCACGCATTTCACCCATTAGCTGTTCAAAAGCAGTTCTAACACTGTTTAAATCGCAGTCTTCACCACAAGCAGCTTCTAGTCTTCCGCCTTCACGAAATACACTGCTAAGTTCTTTTAACTTATCCATTGCGCCATTAAATGTGTTATCTACTTTTGAATGTGCCATATTAAATACCTGCTAGCTTTTTAACATAGTCCAACGACTCAGATGATTCAAAGTATTCATCTGCTACTTCTTTGCCATACTTTTTAGTAAAATCTTCTTTTGACATTGTCTCAGAATCGTGAATGAGTTGGTCACTCATTTTGCTTTCGTCTATTCCTGCTAATTTACGTAGCATATCTACATCATCGTCTAGTTTATGTGCTGTATCTTTTTTCATTGTAGTTTTGTGTGTTTTACCACCAAACTCGAAACTATCTTTACCTGCACGGCTTGCAGCTGCCGCCGCTTGATTAAATGCGTTCTCATCAATGTCGTCTTCTTCAACTTTCGATTCGTCTACTTTATCATCATCGTCTTTTTCCCATGGTGCTTTTTTAAGAGAAACTTTTTTCTTTTTCTCACCACGTGGCGTTTCGTCTGCATCATAACGTGCACGGTCATATTCGCCTTCTTTAAATGCCGCATATGCTTCGCTTACACTTTCTACTGTATGATCTGGATATACATTCTCGTCTACAGTAACGTGATCGCCTTTTGCTTTTAAATAACGGCGTAAACTTGTGTCTACATCACTACCCATTGCTTGCAACGGATCATCCATCATTTCTTCTTCTGGTCTGGTTGTTGCAGTGTCAAATCCTGCACCCTCTGCTTCTTCAACTTCAGCAGTTGCATCAATTCTGTTAAGAAGTTCTGGGTTTACGATGCCTGCTAATTTAACTAAGTCTCTTAAATCCATTTTTTATACCTTATATTCTGTTGCTAATTCTGATTTAGGTAAGTTCTTAACAAAATTAGAAACAAATTCATTTCCAAAATTATCTTTATGTTCTACTTTTTCCGCTTCACTGTAATCAGCATCTGCTAATACACTTTTAACTTCATCATCAGTAGTGTTCTCTAAATCTTCTTCTTCATCGATAAACTCACCTTCGTTATATACTCTAATTGCACCAATATGAATACCTGTTGCGGCTGCAACTTCTTCTTGCATTACATTTGGAGTACATGGGAGATGTGTTACAATTTCCATAGTAGACACTGCACTCGGGCCAATATCACCAAACCCGGCTGGGCTTCGTTGAATAATACTTGTTTTCGGCGAACTAACACTCTCTACATTGTATCGAGCTAAGTGTGATTCCAATTTTTTTAATTGCTCATCTGACATGTCAGCTACAGTACGTAGTCTGAAGTTGTATGTTTTCTCAGATTCTGCCAAATATTGCTTTAAACTTTTCATACTATTATTCCTATCTTACAGTTATTTATCACTATTATTTGTTTTTTGTACTTTTGCCATAATGTCATTGATTAAACTTGCTCTATCAAACTCTTCAGCGGTTCCGTCGATAGGAACACCGTCAATTGGAGCATCATTCAATTTTGCAATTTGCATTTCAACTTTCTTTTCTTCTAGATCAAGTTTACGTTTACGCATTTGCATTTCAATCATCTTTAATTTTTTGTCCATCTTTGCTGTTTTAGCTGTAATGGCGTTTGTCATCATTTTACTTGCACTATCAAATACTGGAGCCGCATGCCGGTCTTCTACATTTTGTCCAAGGTCCATAAGGTCTTGAAATGCTGACATTGCTTGTTTTGCATACTCGTCCATGTCTTTGTCTAGTGATTCTAAATCACGAACTGCTGGCAAGGCTTGATCAATTTTGTCTGCTGTTTCTAATGTTTGTTGTAGTTTGTCTAAATCAAATCCAGTTTCAGCTTCACTAGTATGCTCTGGAGTTTCTGGGCTAGCCATGTTAAACACTTCTTCAATTTTTTTACTCATTTTTTTCTCTTCTTTAGTTTCTTAGGATTATTGAACAGCTCATTTTCTGTTAAAACACGAAACCCAACGCCTTGCTTTTGTGCAAATAACTTTGCAGCCTGCCATTTTGCTTCGTTAACTACGGCGGCGGCTTTTTGTGCTGGACTTCTTGCATTACCAAGTATTTGACCTGCTGGCTTAATTTCTATAAATTCAGCATGCCTCTTTTTATTTACATCTTCATATACAATAAAAAAGTCAGGCACATACATAGTTTGTTTATTTTTAACTGGGTTAAAATATGGGATACGATGACTTTCGCTTGCCCATGCTACTACACTTGGATGTGTATCGCAAAAACGCATAAATTTTAATTCCCATCCACTACGATATCTCGGAGAATGTTTTCCGATATATCTAGATAGATTCCTAGGTGTAAATATGCCTTGTTGAAACTTGGATGCCATTATCTACGTATTTATAATGCTTAAAAGTTTTTAAATTCAATGTGCTCTGGTTGAAACTGTACAGTCCAAGTAATAGGCGAACTATCTGAATAATTAAGGTTATCGTGTGTCACATTAGTAATCATACAGTTTATCATTTCACATATTCTTCCAGTACCTGGATCGTCTATTCCACTACGAGTATCAAGGGTTCCAATGGAAATTTTATTAAAGAAAAAACGACCTGCCGCAGTAATGGCATTAAGTCCACTAGGTGTTGAAACATTGGGGGCATTACCATTTGAGGCAAAGGGGTTACTTAACTCGCCCAATCCTTGCGAATAATAATAACTAGAATAATCAGTAAGTAAATTTTGAAATTGGCTATCAACAGTGTCATAAAAAGTAATTGATGCTGGTGCTATTTCTTGTCTGGTTGTTACAAATCTTTGATGATTGTATTGATTTAGTCTTGTTACGTTGTATTGATAACTAGGCATATCTACACCTGACACTCTATCAAATACAAAAGATCTCCCATAACTAGCATCTGATAATTCAGCAGCTGAGTCAATTACCATGTTAACAGAAAAATTAAATTTTTGTCTTGGCTTCTTGAACATTATAGCGTCATCGACACCATAAATCTCTGCTGCTAAATTACGTGGGCCAGTATTAGAAGTTAATCCCATTAACTATTATCCTGTTGCGTTAACTGCGGTATTGTCTACAGACGCACCAGTTAGTGTTGCATTGCCAGATGCATCATAAACTTCTGCATTGTCATATTGGATCTGCACAGTAACTTGTACTTGATCACTTGTAGCATATGCCATATCACCATATTGAATATTTGTAATATAACAACCACTAAGCTCAAATGTATCTAGTACACCTGGTGTTGGATTTTGTCCATCAAGTGTTTCTATTCTAGTTGTAAACTTATAACCTGCACCCGCTCTTACTGAACTTTGGTTTGCATGGTCAACTTGTCTGTTAAGTTGTGCATTTAATTCTTTTAGTGTAACGCCGTCAATATCGTCACGTAATACAATGCTTACAGGTTCCCATGTGTGTTTGCCTGCCAAATAGATTCTACTATTATATGCATCCACTGGAATCTGTTCATGTGTTAAACCAGGTCTGCTTGTACTAATAACGTTTCGTGTTGGTGTTGAACTAAATCCATCACCTTCAAAAGTAACTCTAAAACGATACTGTAATTTTGGCATAATAGTAGTGGTGTTTCCTGCATTGTCTGGAACACCAAGTGTTGTTAAAACTGCCATGTTAGTCTCCTCTATACTAGCTAATACTATTTATAAGAAATCAGTGAAAAAAATGGACGCACAAGGCGCCCATTAAGTTTGTAGTTATTTTAGTCTTTTTATACGTTAGATAGTGTGCCACTATTAACAATACGGATTGGAATGTAAATAAATTCTACTGACTTAGTTGGCTCAATTGCCACATCAATATACAATTCGTTACGATCAATACGAGCTGGTGTATTGTTACTTCCGTCACAAACAACTGCAAAGTCTGTTACCCCTCTGCGGCTTAAAATGTCTGCAAGGAAACGTTCAAATACTTGCTTTGCTCTGGCACGTGTCTGTGCATCGTTTTGTTCAAACAAGAATGGGCGAGCAATTTCATCAAAGCGTTCTCTCAGGTATGCAACTAAACGTGCTACGTTTACACGGTCAAGTGCTGTAGTTGTACTTGCTAGTGTTTTTTGTCCAAAAATAACTGTGCCTTGTCCAATAAATGTTGTAATTGGATTTAGCTTGGCAGTATACATTGCATCACGTTGTCCTTGTGTTAGTGTAAGTGCTTTGAATTCATTTTCAGAATTCATAAATCCTACTGCACTAGCATTTTGTACAACACCACGAGTTAATCCTGCTGGCGCAAACCATGGGAAACTAATGTTATCATTATAAGCATATGTATAAAGTGCCATATGACTTGGTGGAACAACTACTGTTTTGCCATTTACTGGCTCTGTTGAATTACCAGCTGGATAGTATGCTGCACTATATGTGTTATTTGTTACCAATCCATCTTCACCATTTTCTGTTGCCGCATTTGAGTTTTGAACCCAACTAATAGCGTCAGTTGCATTTTTGCGCATTGGTGTATCAACAATAATAAATGCTGTTTCGCCACGATCACTGTTTAGTGTAACTAACTCGTCTGTCAGTTCAGGATAGTTAGGTGCTGCTAACAAAGTAAAGTTATACTGTTCTTCACGTAAATCTGTTCCTGCGGCTACTGATTGCATGCTAGCAGCAATAACTTTACGCTGTGCATATCTACCGAATGAACCAGATCCATCTGATTGGTTAGTTGCTGCATTTCTCCATGCTGTTCCGTTCCAACTACGCACTGTATTTCTACTTTGTGCCATGTTTACAACAATTAGTCCATCTGGATAAATTACTGCACTTGGTGCACCAGCAATAGCACTACCGCCACCTTTAGTGTCATCAATATCAGCAAAAAGTACACCATTAGCACTTGTTTGATCTGAGTTTGTATGTTTTACCCAGGCTGATCCGTTATGCTTATAAATTTTTGGATAATCACGTTCGTTGGCTAAGCCAGAACCTGCTAAATTAGTATCAATCCAAATATCTCCATCTGCAAGAGCGCCGCCTGATGTGTCAGTTGTTGGTGCTGATGATGCATATTGTACATCTGCTGCTGGTGTCCATGATCCACTAGCACTAACATACAAGTCTAATGCATCAATTGTATTGTCAAACCAATATTGACCAGTTGCTGCTGTTGCTGTTGGTGCTGCAATTTGTGCTAGTAATGATGTAGTAATAGCAGTAGGTGCACCCAATGCACTTACAACAGTAATATCAATTTGATCTACTGCCTTGCCTAATAGTACTCCGCCTGCTGTAGCACTTGATGTTAGTGCTGTAGCACTTGAACCATCTTGTGGCACAAACGTAGTAATATCAGCATTATCTGATCCATCACTTACGCCAGCTACTGTTTGTGGAGTAAATGCATCTTCAATAAACTTACTAATTACAATATTTAAACCATTGCCTGGGCTAGTTGTTTTAACCCAAATATCACCATTACTTGGCGATGCTGGTGCATTATAGTGTTTGTCAAGTGTTGCGCCTGCTGTTGCCCATGCCGCCGCATCTTCTTTGTAATATTCAATACTCTTGCTTGTTGTTGAAATTACAACATGATAACCACCAGTTACTACTGTTGCCGCAGGTGCTGTTCCTGCCGCACCAGCAATTACTTCAACTGTAGGGGTTTTGTAATCCCATACTGATGTAGTACTATTCCATACATGGATACCATACTTACTGGCATCTGTGTCTAACCAATATGTATTAGCTGTTGAGTAAGTACTTGTTGGTTGAATTGTTGTTGAATCTAATTCTGCTAAGTCAATGTTTGCTCGTACAATATATGCACGTGAACCTTGTCCCAAATAGCTGTATGCAGCCAACAAGCCGTATTCACTTGTTTCACTACCTTGTGTAATTTTTGTTCCAACAGTAGTAAATGTTGGGTTACCAAAATACTGTGTAAGCTCACGCTGTGATGTAACCGAAATTACATTTCCTGCTTGTCCTACTTTTGTATATTTTGCAATACCATCTGATTCACTGCCAGTTGGATCTGTTTTGTTCTCTCTTGTTGCTACAATAATTAGTGGTACTGTTCCGTTTCCGGCGGCGCCATATGCGCTTTCATCAGTTACACTAACCTGTACACCTGGTGATACTAAAGCCATTTTATTCTCCTCTGGGTCATATCTATCGATGTTAGTATTTATTATGACAGCTATATATCAGGGGTGAAATGAAGGTTAACTACGTAGTTATTTAGTTAGCACTATAAGAATCAATATTTGAAATGAGAGCATGTACATTAAATTCTAAATCTTCTAGTGTACCATTGTTATCAATAGTAAAGTCTGACATCCATTGTTCTAGACTCATACTATTTTTATTTTCCGGAGGCAAATGTTCACTTCGATCAACCCAAATGCAGTAATCAAACACACCTGTGTTTTTCATTGAATGAAATTCTTTTTTATTGCGTAGTCCACAATAGATATCATGTTCCGAAAATATTTCTCTACCTAAACGAGCAGGGTCTGGAACATTATAATCACAAATGGCATTATACCACTCTTGTCTGTGATTGTGTCTATCAGCATAGCATTGCTCTTCGGAGTTGTATCCATACTTTCCTTTGAGGTTGTTATAGATAAACAACTTACTACAGAACTGACTGCTGGATTCAAAACTATAACCATACTTGTCTCTGAGAATTTCACAGACAGTATCTTTGCCATGGCGTCCATGGCCTATTACTAGTAATTTTAATTTCATGTTTATATTATAATTGGATTTGATGTATTTGTCAATACCTAAAAGAT